GTCATGCTCAATGGTGCGAATGTAGGCTTCGGCCAAACTCATTGCGCGATACCTGCGTTGAATTCAAAGATGAAGGTTGCGTCGTTCATGCCGGGGCCGCCGCGCGCCATGGATTTACCCTTGGTGCCGACGCCTTCCGAGAAGATCGCGCCTTCAAGGCCGGCGATCGAGGCGTAGGAGCCGGACACTTCGGTGCCTGCATTGATCAGTGCCTGCAAGCCGACGGCCTGAGGACTGCCGGCCAGCAGGTTCAGGGTGAGGCGCTGGCCCGGGTTGATCCGGGTGAACTTGACGGCGCGACCACCCAGGCCACGAATCAGCGTCGACTTGTCGTCGATCGGCTCAATGGTGAAGGGTGGGTCGGTCTTGCCCCAGTCATTGATCTGGCCGACGCCGGTGATCACGATGATGGTGTTTTCTACAGAAAGATCAGCTAAAGACATGAGTCAGCGCCCCTTATTCTACGTTGGCCGTCAGGTCGACGGTGTGGATGGCGCCTGCACGGAAGATGCGCATGCGGATCGGAGCGGAGCCACGGGCAGCACGCTCGGCGTCGGAGATCAACAGAATATCTTCGGCTTTGGTCAGGATCTCGTAGCCGCGGCTGGTCTTCTCTTCGCCGGTCTGGTCGTCGGTGTACAGGCGCTCGCCCAGGTAGCCGTTGCCGATGAACTTCTCGCCGACCTGTGCAGCCGCATCGATCAGGACTTGCTGACCGGCCGGGGTCTGCCGCAGCTTGGTCGGCACTTTAGTCAGCGCGTTGTACAGGGCGACCGTCATGAAGTTGACGAAGGCGTCCAGGTTGAATACATCGTCGATGTACTCTCCGAAGGTCGACGTGGTCTTCGAGTTGATGATTCGGCCGCTGTCCTTCTCGCCACCGGTTTCCACGACGGTGTAGAACACCGCGCCTTTCGACTTCATCGCGCCGTAAGCGGTCGGGGTCAGGCTTTCAGCGTCGATGCCCGGCAGCTTCTTGTATTCACCGGTGATGGTGCTGTTCGCTGCGTCGAAGTTGACACGACTGAACACCGCGGCAATCTCGAAGCCTTCATACAGTTCGGTCGCATGGCTAGCCACGAACATACGGCGCGATCCCTGAGTCACGGCCTTTGTCACAATGTCGGTCGTGACGGCCGGATCGCGGATGGTCGCCTGGTTCGAGGTGTAGGCGAAGAACTTGCCAGCAGCATCGGCGGCTGCGGCCAGGGCCAGCACGTCAGCGTCAACGGCGCGAATGGAAGTCTCGAAATCGAACCAGTAGAACCAGATCCCTTTGTTGATCGCATCGTTATGCGAATCGACTGGAGTGTCTTCTTCGATGCGCAGGTAGATGCGCAGGCTCTTCGGCTTCGGCACGGCCGAGAACCACGCCAGTGCAGCTGCGTAGGGGTCGGAGGCGATGTTGAAGTTGGCCGCCACCTGAGAAAGGGAGCCATAGTCGCGGTAGGTGCCAGTCACAAAGGTCACATCACTCGACGAATCGAAGTCAGCAAAGAACATGCCTGCGCCAAAGTTGGAAGTGCCCAGCCCGGCCGAGTTGATCAGCGTGGTGATGTTGATAATTTCTTCAGCCTGATAAGCCATTTACTTCCCCTTGCGCAATGGCGCCAGATTGTTCGGTTTGCACGGAGAATTCCGCGCGATAGATCCGCTGAACGCGGTCTTCGGCGATCGATTCGCCATACAGGTACAGGGTGAGTTGTGCGCGTTCTTCCATGGCCGCCTGGTAGAGGCCGGTCAGGTTGTTGATCGGTGACACACGGGACCAGCCGAGCTTGGCGGCGCGCAGGATGGCCGCAATCGGCTCGCGCTTGTTCGCCTCGCAGATCGCGGCGGCGTAACGCTTGGCGCCCGCTCGGTAGAAGTTGAGGCTGAAGCCCAGGGTGAACTGGGTGGCGACCTTGGCGAGGATGTCCTCGTATTGCGGGTCATCCGTCGCGACGACGTTGGTCTGCGAGTTGAGCGCCTGGCCGTACTGGGATGGATTGTCCAGGCGCACAGCGCAGTAACTGTCTGTGGGAGCGGAGGTGCCGGGGTCGCCAATGATGACCTTGTTCGCCGGCAGTCCAGTGGCCGCTACGACGATCCTGCACACGGCCTTGGTCATTTCGAGGTCGTCAAGCATGTCCTACGTCCTCGGGCAGTGTGGTGTTGGCGTAGTCGTAGGTGTCTTGGGCGACCGGCTCGATGGCAGTGACCAGAATATTCAGATCCAGTCGGTCAATCTCGGACTGGTCCAGCTTGGCCACCACGGCGCGGCAGAAGTTGTGCCAGGGTCTGAAGTCGGTCGCGATGGACTTCCACCAGGTCGGCTCCTTGTCAGGCGTCTCGGCGAACACCAGGATGTCGGCCAGCTTGCCGGGGGTCGAAACCTCGATGCATTTGCCGTCGTTACGGTGAATCACCCGCACGTCGTTGATGCGCTCGGCGCCGATCTGTAGAAACTCAATCTCCTTGTCACTGACCGGCTGCACATTGGCATCGAAGCTGTCGGTGTAGCTCAGCGTCAGGGCCGGCTCGAAGTCGACGACCTCGGATGTGTAGCGATTGAGGATCACACCCTTGTGCGTGACGAAGGGGCCGCTGACGTGGCCGCGCATGTTCAGGCCCATCACAACCCCTCTTCGATTGGTTCGTTGTTGTCGTCGATGACGTAGCGGATCGCGCCCAGCAAGCCACCTTGGTTGCCGTGATCGATGAGCGGATGGGATGAACCCTTGGCAGCAATGGTTGATGCGGCGTTGGGCGGGTCTGTCTTGTCGTGGATGGCCGTTTGGACGCTGACTTGGGCCATGTTGCCAATCTGTTCCAGTACCATTCGCATGGTCATCTGGCCGCTCAGCACCTTGGGAATGCCTAGCTCGGCAGTCTTCAGATACAAGAGAGTTCCATTCTCGACGCCGGGCCGCAGGAACGGACGAGCCGGGATATGGCCGTCAGCCGAGCCGAATTCGTTGACCGCCGCATAGGTGGCGATGGTCAATCCGTCGTTTGAGCCAGCGCCCACAGGCACGCCAACGAGCACGCGGGTTTCGCCTTCCAGCTTCTTGGCCAGATCCTTCAGCGCTTCCTCGACCTGCTGCTTGCCGATCAGGCTGAGCGTCGGCTCGATCATACGCAGACCGCGCCCATGCCGGCCCGATCACGCAGGTGCAGGTATTCGTTGCCGTAGGGGGTCAGGGCCAGAGCCGATTCCCACGTCGTCAGGTTGGCCATGGCGGCCGGGATGGCGTAGGACACCGATTCGTCACGCACGGACTTGCTGGCCTGCGCGAAGGGTGTCGAGGCGCTGCCGTCTGCCGTAGTGGCGTCGGTCGTCGCCTTGTTCCAGGTCAGGTAGTGCGCTGCCAAGGCGAACCAGCCACGCTGCAGGAACGAGTAGGGCTTGTAGTCGCCCCAGCGGCAGGCATCAAGCTCGCCGCGTGCGATATACAGCGCCTTGGTGATGCGAGCATCGGACCAGGCGGCACTGTCGGAAAATTCTTCGTAGAACGCTCGGAAGTCGGTAATGATCGCCGGCGTCACTTCAATGGTCAGTTCAGCCACGGGTCAGACTCCAGAATGAAACAGCCCCTCGGGTTAGGAGGGGCTATTTTGGTTTTGCTCAGATCACTCTTTCGGAGGGATCTGTTTCTTCAGCGCTTCGATCTCAGCCAGCAGCGCATCTTTCTCGCCACTCGCGACGACCAGCTGGTCGCGCAGGCCTTCGATCTCGGCACGCAGCGCTTCGATCTGGCCAGCGCCGTCGTCGGTCAGCACCGGCGAGCCGGACACCAACACGCCGTGCTCTTCCCAGAACGAGCCTTCAGCGAACTCGGCCTGCTCGGGAGTGGTGCTTTCGCCTGGATTCACCGTGCTGCCATCATCCAGGACTACTGGGTTCCGGCTGACGTTGGTCCAGACAATGAGGTCCGCCGAAGCGGCCTCGTCTGCCTTGCCTTGTTTGCGAGCCATGTGACCCCCTTAGATGCCGTCGCAGTACGCGTGACTTTGCGGAACGCGCAGCTCGGTACCAGCAGTGCGCACAACACCAGCAGCCTCGAACTTCAGGCCGCCGTGCGACGGGATCGGTGCGTTCAAATTGAACGGCAATGGAAGGTGAAACTTGGCGAACTGAACGTTCTTGGTGTAAGCCATCATCCGGTCAGTGCTGCCAGCACCCGCACCCTTGAGCTGAAGAATCGGCTCGAAGATGACGTTCAGCACGCGCTGCAGGTAGCCGATCAAGGTTTCCGCAGTGTTCGGGATGCGGAAGGTGATCAACTGGCCGTACTGAGTCAGCGGCAGCAGGATGTGCGTTGGGCGGAAGATGCTGTTGGTCTGTACCGAGTAGACCTGAAGGATGAAGTTGTTCAACAGGGTCAGCATGTCGCTGGCAGCGGTGTCCGGTGCTTGCGCCAAGATCTGCGCGAAGGTCTTGTTCGAACCGCCGAGCAAGGTGCCGGTAGCCAGCACAGGAACACCTGGATACTTCAGCAGGCCACCGGTGGCCAGCGAAGGCCAGCGTGCATCACCGACCATTGCCACACGATCCAACCACTGTTCGGTCAGGGTACGGACGGCGATCGGCTTCTCGGCCAGGTAGTTGATTGCACCACCGAAGCCTTGCGCGTTCGCCATTTCCATGGCCTTGCCGACTTCGATCTGGCTGTAGGCATAGCCCAGACCAGCCTGCACCACGTCCACGCCACCCATCTTGGCGGCAATCTCGGCCAACGGGAAGTCGTGGGAGGTGTCGCCGATTGGCGCCGGCTCACCCTTGTAGTCGAGCACCTTGAAGGCGATCGACTCGGTGTAATCCGGGGCCGAGGTGTCCACCGTCAGGATCGACGGGTATTTGATTTCGGGGTACGGCTGGCGCAATACCTCCTGCTCGACATAGGTCAATTGACCAATGAGGAAGCCCAGTTGAGCCTGGGCAGCTGCGTCAAAAGTTCGCATTGGTCAGTCCTTATGCGGCGATGGTGGTAGGCGCGATGGCTTTGATCTGTACCAGCACCAATTCACCAGCGGCAGCGGCGGTCAGGAACGTGCAGCCGGCCAGAACGTGGTTGCCGGCGGTCGCAGCGTTGGTGATCTCGCCAGTGGTTGGCAGGGCGTAGACCTGCGCACCCTTGACGGCACCGCCCAGGGTTTTGACCCAGATGCGACCGTGTGCGACCAGGCTGGCTTCTTGACCGGAGCGGTAGCCGCCGACCACGTTGCCATTGTCCGAGGACTGACCGGTCTGGTAGGTGCCACTGACACCGACCACGTTGCGGGCCGAGACGCCGAGGAAGAAACCGGCACCGGCGGCAGGCAGCTTGCCCGAGCGATCCGCAGTGTCGGACACCACGGCGCGACCGAACGGAACAGCGAGCGTTACCACGGCGGTGGTGATGTCGGCCATCGACAGGTCATTGACCTGACCTTCGTAGGCCTTGCCAGCGTACTGGCCAAAGGTATCGACTGCAGTACCCATTACTTGCCACCTCGCAGGAATGTGTTGTAGGCGTCCGAACCGTCAGTGGTCGGCTTCAGGCCACGCTTGGCGGCGTCTGCGGCGAAGCGCGCCAGGCTGTCGTTGGTTTTCGACTTGTCCTCGTCGTCATCCTCGTCCTCGGTTTCCTTCGCCTCATCAGCAGCGGCGTCGAAGGCAGCCAGCACGTAAGCTTCGGACTTGCCAGCCCAGTCGCGGGTCGGCTTCAGCTGCGCCATGGCGGCACGCTTGATTTCGAGCGGGGAGACCAGGCCTTTGGCGTCGAAGGCTTTCACAACCTTGGAGGCGAGGGCGATGGTGTCGAGGGTGGCTTTGACTTTGGCGCCGATCGCGGCGTCAGAAGTTTCCTTCTTGGCCTCTTCCAGTTTCTCTTCGGCTTCGTCCTTGGTGGCTTCGGCCTTGTCTGCGCGATCCGACTCTTCATCCGCGAACTTCTGAAGCGCTGCAACGGCGTCTTCGACTACCGAAGCTGCCTCTTCGTCGAGAATGATGGAGCGGCTTTTCTTGGAGTCTAAAAAGACTTTCCGTTGTGCCATTGGTACACCTTTCGGTTTGTGGTCAAAAATGCGGGCGACCTTGCCGCCTCGCGCTGCTTCTACAACGGCGACGTGGTTGATCTGGATGTCACGCTGCTCGTATTCGTAGGCGGTGCCGTCGGGGGCGATGCCGGGGGCTTCGACGTACTCGGCCAGGTAGCCGGGGGAGAGTTCGGCCTTGCCGGAGTCGATGTCGTCGATGGCCGTCTGGTCCTTGATGATCAGGTCCACCACCAGGTTGTCGCCGTCCTGCTCGACGCCGCGCACATGGCCGACTGACACCTCCTTGAAGGTGGTTGAGTCGACCAGATCGTCCGGGTGGTCGTTGGTCACATCCTTGTCGGCGAAGGTCGCCATCGACTCGGGGTCGAACACCTGGGCGGGCGGTCGGTAGACGTTGACGATCCGCTCGGGGCCGTCGAGGTCCAGCTCGCTCGACAGGTACTGATAAACCCCGGTGCGCGCTGCAACCCCTTTCACGCAGAGGAATCCCTCGGGCGTGAGTGTTCGCGACGTAGGCTTGAAGGCCTCGTCGATGGTCATTCTTTTCATGGTCAGCCCTTGTCGGGGAAGTAGTTCACGCCGGGGATCATGGCGATTCCAACGCAGCGGCAAAGCACGTGATGCTTCCCGGGATGGAGGCCGGTTTCGCCTTTCCAGCTAGCACCGTCAGCGACCTTGTACACGCCAGGGCCGTAACCGATGTCTTGGCGGGCGATATCCCAGCAGCTGATCTTGGCGTTCGGATACTTGCCGGCCGGGTTGCCCGATACACGCACGTCGCCTGCATCCTTGGCCTGATAGAACTCGATCCCGGCTGCCGTCTGGCGCTGGCGGGTCAGGTCGGAGTTGAGCTTCGACACCTGGTCGCGGGCAATCAGCTTGGCCCTTCGCGCGGTGACACCCGTCTCTTCCTGAATCTGCTTGGCGATGGCCGTAGGGGCAAGACCGCTCTTCATGCCGCCCAGTACGATCGTCTCGACCTGCTTGAAGTAGTCAGCCGGGATCGACTTGATCAGGTTGACGTTCTCGGCGGTCGAGGCCTCCAGATAGTCGACCATGCCCTTGGGCTTGGTAATCAGCTGGAAGTCGATGCCCACGGCCTTGTTGATCGAGTCGCGGAAATCTTCGGCGTTGTCGGCCTCGGCGCGACTGATGGTGCCAGCTGCCACGCGGGCTGCCTGCACGTCGAACAGGGTCGAGGTATAGCGCTGCGACACGCGGCGGATGGCGGCAAGGATCTGATCCGTCCAGCCGTCCAGTGTCACCATTGCATCGGCGATGTAGTCAGGCTTCAGCCGCTTCAGCTCGGGCACGATGGAGGCAGCCAGCTCGGAAGCCATCGCCTGCACCAGTGACCGCAGCTGCCGGTGGTAGTACAGCTCAGCCTCCTTGCTGGGCATCACCGGCTTAGGCGCCCGCGGCTTCTTCTTTCGTTTTGCCAGGAGCGTCTGGTTTATCGCCGTCAGGGCCGCCGAGGGAGAAACCGGGGAGGTCGGCGCCGTCGTCTTTGTCGAAGGCTGCATTGTCCTGATCCTTCTCCAGTGCCTCTTGGGCGGCGATCTGCTCGTCGGTGATGGCGTAGGTGCCTTTCGCTTGAGCGCGGCGCATGGCATGGCTTGGGCGAATCACCCCGGTTTCGAGGTAGATACCATCAGCCTGCGCATCGGCCAGACCTTCCTGGGCCTGCTCGACACCGGTTGGCAGCGACAGCGGATTCCACTCGAACTCAATGCCTTCCGGGTAAGTGCCCAGCGCCGAGCGGATCAATACTTGGTCCAGCAGTTCGAGGTCCAGACGCATCTGGCCGTCCTGCTTGCCCTTGATCGTGCCCTCGTAGGTCTTGCGGTCGCCTTCACCGGTAGCACTGAGCCCAGCAGCCGATTGGCCCCACAACTCGGTAACCGGCATTTCAGCAGCGCCCGCCGTCCACACCATGAACTGCTCCATGATCTGACTGAGGCCGCTGAAGCTGATGCTGTTGCGTTCGTATTTCTCGTTATCCTGATCGAGCAGGCCGAGGTTCACGATCGACTTGAGCATGCCGAACAGGCGGTAACGCTCGGTGACCTGATTGCTCTGCGCACTGGCCAGGGCCGCTTGCAGGCCCTTGACGCCGATTGTGTCGACGTTGGCTTCCAGCACCAGAGAGGCAATACCGCCCTTGGTGGCCACCACGTCGCGCAGGTCAGACATGCAGCGGCGTAGGCGACTGTCACCCCAGCCCTGTTCGAACATGCGCATGCGCCGAGGCAGGCGAGCCCCGGTGCGGCGGATGATGTGGCTGTAGTGGATCGGCTGCGTGCCGTTGACCATCATGTAGTAGTTCGGCTGCATCCAGTTCGGCTGGAGCGGGTCGGTCAGGTTGAAGTCGGTCGGCTGGATGTCCCAGCGATCGAGGACCACCAGGTTCTTCAGGCTGCCCTTCTTGATCTTCTTCAGGTCAAGCTGCTTGCCCAGATCCTGGTCAGTCACCATCAGCAATGCCGCGCCACCGTACAGGTCGGCCCAGCAGCAGGTGTCGAGGTAGTGTTGCTGCACACCGAGGCGGCGCTCTTCGGTTTCGATCAGCTTGGCCTGCTTGCCGTTGAAGGTGCGCCATTCACGCAGCGCGTCTTCGTTCGGCTTGTCGACGATGCGACGGGCGATCCAGTTGGACTGATAGGCCGCTTCCAGCTCCATCTGGTTGACGTATTCATAACCGAAGCTGTTGTGCGTGCGCTTGTCGCGACCGGTTCCGATGTTGGCGACCAGGTTGGACAGGCTATCAGTCGAGACAATCTTTCCATCTTGGACTTGAATTCGCGGTTTTGACTCGGCCATATTCTTTCCTATTCCGCGCTACGTTTCACGCTTGATTGATTTCGTTGCGCGGGATAATTGGTCAGCAGGTTGGCTCACTGTGCACTGTCATCAGGCTTGCCCTGAGGCAGCACACGCACCACCGCCACGCAGACACCAAGTCCCATGTTGATGGCGGCGTAGAGCAACGGGTTTACCGAGCCTTGGAAGACGGTCCAGCCAATGACCATGGCATTCAGGACCGAACCGGCCAGAGCTACGCGCACAGACCAGAGCTTGTGCCAACCGCTTGCGTTGTCGATCAGTTGCATGGTGCGGTCCTCACTTGCTCTGGCTGCGCAAGATCTGGGCGTCCACTTGGTCGGCGCAGGTATCGAGCAGCTTGATGGCTTGGTCTTTCAGATCCCACAGTGAGCCGTTGTCGGTCAGGTCGGTGTCATCACCTATCCGTTCGCAAGGGATCAGCTCGGGCGCTTCAATTCGTATTGCGCTGGCCTTGGTCACCACTGGGTTTGGTGCGCAGGCCGTCAGGCAGAGGCTGAGCAGCCCAATCACGAACAGGCTTGCTGTTGCGCTTGAGTTCTTCAAAGTCTTTCCTCGCCTTTTTGGCTTTGTCTTCGCTGGCCTTGATGCGTTTGGCCAGGTCGGCGCTGTAGGCCGCGTTGCGTTTGGCTTCGGCTTGCAGGGTGGTGATCGTCGCCTGGCTTTCAGCGTTCGCCGCGATGGCGTCTTCCTTGCTCTTGGTTTCGATCTGCATCTCACCGCGCAGGAGGACGACGCGATACTGCTGGATACCGATGAGTAGGCAGGCCACCAGGGCGATGATGGCGGCGACTACGAAGGCTCTCATAGGGTGTCCGCCTTTCTGCCAAGGAACTTGACCAGAATCTCGCGGATCGCGGTCACGCCGAGGAAGCCAATGGC